TATCAGAGACTGAATGTAACGCAGCTTGCGGCGCGAATCACGGACTTGGAAAGCGCGGGCTTTGTGTTTGCCAAGCCGCGTTTGAAGGTGGACGGTTGCAGGCAGCCGGTTACGCATTATTCAATTGTCGAAAACGGGGTGGAAGTATGAGCGCAAGACTGATGGGAATGGCTTTTAAAACGGGCATTCCGAGGGGGCAGCGTTTTGTTTTGGTGAAGTTGTGCGACTGCGCCAACGACGAGGGCTTGTGTTATCCGTCGCAAGAAACGGTGGCGGAAGATACCGGCTTCGGCGAAACCGCCGTACAGCAGCATATCAAGTGGCTGAAGGAAAACAATTTCATTAAGTCCGCCCGACGGCAGAGGGGGCGGGAGAGGCAGTCCGATATCTACCGCATCAATGTCGCCCTGTTGGAAAAATGCTATGCGGAGGCGGCAAAGCGGAAGGCTGAACGGAGGGCGAAAATGCGGGAGGAACCTTCAGATTTTGAACCTTCAGATTTTGAACCTTCAGATTTTGGGTCTAAGAACCCTCAGATTTTGAGCCATGAACCTTCAGATTTCGGGGGTTCGTTATATGAAGAACCGTCAATAGAACCGTCAGTAGAACCGTCAGGGTATTGCGCAGCACCGCAAACCGCAGCCGACACCCCCTCTTGCGGCTTCGCAAGCGAACCCGCGCCCCGTTCGGATTTTGTGGGCAACGGTTTTGCCAACCCGTCTGCAGGCCGAGCCGTGCAGACACAGGCGGAAATCCTGCCTGCCGAACCCGTCTGTCCCGCAAGGCCGTCTGAAAACCCTGCCGAACCCAAAGACGCAAGCGCGACCAACCGTGCCGTGTGGGCGGCCTACCGCCAAGCCTACCTTGACCGCTACGGGGTCGAGCCGCTGCGCAACGCGAAGGTGAACGGGCAGATTGCGCAGTTTGTCCGCACCGTGGGGGCGGAGGACGCGCCGAAGTTGGCGGCGTTCTACCCGTGGCACAACGGCGGTTTCTTCGTGCAGCGGCGGCACGACTTCGGCCTCTTGCTGCAATCGGCGCAGCAAATCCGCACCGACTGGCTGCGCGGCGAGCAGATGACGGCCGCCCGCGCCCGCCAAACCGAAAACACCCAGTCCAACCTCGAAACCGCCAAACGGGTGCTGGCCGCCCGTGCCGCCCGCCGCCAACAGGGAGAATCCGCATGAACCTTGCCGACAAAGAAATCCGCATCGTCGAAGCACTCGCCGTCTGCGCCGAGCTGACCGGCACGCAGCTTTCCGATGCGGCGATGAATGCGATGGTCGAAGACTTGCTGGCCTACGACACCGGTACCGTGCTGGCCGCCCTCAACCGCTGCCGCCGCGAACTGACCGGCCGCCTCACCCTTGCCGCCATCCTGCAACGGCTGGACATCGGCCTACCCTCGGCAGACGAAGCCTTCGGCCTGCTGGCGGAGGGCTGGCGCAACGAAGCTCTGACTGTCGTCGTTCCCGAAATCGCCATGCAGGCGGCGGGAATGGGGGCGTTCGGACTGTTTCAGGCAGGCGACAAAACGGGCGCGCGGATGGCCTTCCGCGAAGCCTACGTCCGACTGGCGGCCGACGTACGTGAAGCACGCTGGACGGTGAGCGCGGGGAGCGACCGCGAACAGCGTACGCGGGCGGTGGAAGCGGCGGTGCGCGATGGCAGGCTGGATGCGCACCGCGCCGCCGCCTATCTACCCTCCGAGGCGGCGGAAGCGCGGCTGCGTTTGGAAAACCGCCCGCTGCTGCCGCACGAAATCGAGGCGGGACGGGCGCACTCGGCACGGCTGCTTGCGCTGCTGGCCGACAAGATCGGACGGATGCAGTGAAGTGCCTGCACTGCGCCCATGCTGATTTCCGCGATGCGGCGGCCAAGGGGTTTAAAGGCCATCTGACCTGCCCGACGGTGGATAAATGGCGGTACCTGAACAGGCGCACGGTATGCGAGAGCGGGAAGTTTCAGACGGCCTCTGAAGAGGCGGTGGCAAAACGGATTGAATGGTTTGAGAGGGAAAAATGACGGGAATAGTGGGTTTGATTTGGCTGACGGGCGCGGCGGTTGTCGGGCTGGTGTTGGGGTTGGTTGCGATTGCGGTAGAAGAGGTTGGGAGGAGGCGGAATGGCCAAGCGTAAATGCAAAGTATGCGGCACGGTGTTTGAAAAACAGCGGCCGTTGCAGTTTGTCTGCTCGCTGAGATGTGGGATTGAGTACGCCAAGGAGCAAAAGAGCAAGGCGGCACTCAAAGCCAAGGCCGAAGCCAAGCGCAAGGAGCGGGCGAAGACGGCGGCAATGCGGCACAAGCTGGAAACGATACCGGAACTGACGAAAAAGGCGCAGGCGGCGTTTAACCGCTATATCCGATTGAGGGATAGGGGGATGCCTTGCATCAGTTGCGGCAAGCCGTGGAAGGATAATTTCCAAGCCTGCCACTATATACCGGCGGGCAGAAGCAACAAGCTGCGCTTTGATGAGGACAATGTACATGGCGGTTGTGTGCGCTGCAATCTGTACGAAAGCGGCAACCTGCGCGGCTACCGTATCGGACTGATTGAACGCATCGGTGTGGAACGGGTGGAACAGCTAGAGACCGACTATGAAGTGCGGAAGTGGGCGAAAGAGGAACTGCGTGAATTAACTTCAAAATATAAGCAGTTAGCTAAGGAGATTGAACATGAAATGTAGGGTAGATGGTTGTGGTAATGAAGCAATGTATAAAGCAAAACAGTTATGTCAAAAGCATTATTTCCGGGAAATGAGAAATGGAACTACAGAAAGGTTAAGCAGAAAAAGAAAAGATAAGTGCCTTGATGGGCAGGGGTATGTGATGCTCTACAAGCCAAACCATCCTCTTGCAACAAAAAATGGCTTAATTCGTGAACACCGATATGTCGCATATGAAAAATATAAAAGGGAAGAAATAAAGTGTGAAATATGCAATAAATCATTAACTTGGGAAAGCCTTCATGTGGACCATATTGATGAAAATAAAGAAAACAATAATGCATCTAACCTTCGTATATTGTGCCGCGCTTGTAATGTGATGAGAACAAGTGTCAAGAAACACAAATATCTTCACAAGAGCTATCACGCTATCACTTGTAATGGTGTGACAAGAACTGCCGCTGAGTGGGCTAGAACTCTTGGCGTGTCAGTATGTTCGAACACCATCATTAGAAGAATTAAAAGCGGATGGAGCGTAACAGATGCGATATGGACACCGAGTAAAAAAAATAACACTGGGAGAAAGCATAAAACCACAAAGTATCAAAACAGATATGAGCCAAATAGTGGAGGCATTGTACTGGAATGAGACCGCATGAAACCGAGCGCATCGAAGCCGACCAGTCGGAAAAGCATTACGGCAAGCAGGATTTGCGCGAACTGGCGGCGGAGTACCGTAGGAAGGCGAGGGAAATCGAATGAGCCAAAAGTTTAAACGATTCATCACGCGGGATAACCGGCGGGATGTGATGCGGCTGGCGTATGAGATGGCGGGAACGCTGCTGCAAGTGCATGACAAGGCAGTCGTGGAAGTACGGGAGAAAACCCGCACGGACGAGCAGAACGCGAAGCTGCACGCGATGCTGGGGGATATTGCGAAACAGAAAACTTTCAACGGTCAAAAACTCTCAATCGAGCAGTGGAAGATGGTTTTTGTGTCGGGGCATCGGATTGCCACCGGCGGCACGGCTGAAATGGCAATCGGCTTGGAGGGGGAAGTCATCAACCTGCGGGAGAGTACGGCGCGGATGGGAGTACGTAGGTTAGCTAGTTTGATTGAGTATATCCAGGCGTGGGCGGCTGGCAATGGGGTGGAGTTTGGCGGAAGGGCGGAGGGATGAATGAAGTGCCGGGGCGAAAATCACGGGATGGCAAAGCTGACGGAGCGGGAGGCAAAGGCGATTCTGCGCTTGCGGCATGCCGGTGTCGGGTATCACTTATTGGCGGAAGCATTCCAAATTTCCAGCCGGACGGTGGGTTCGATTTGCAGAGGGGAAAGGTGGTTACACTTGGATTCGGAGATGGAGGATTACAATGGGACAAATGGAAAAGCTCACGCCAAAACAAGCAAGGTTTGTTGAAGAGTATTTGGTGGATTTGAATGCCACGCAGGCGGCGATTCGGGCGGGGTATAGCGAGAGTACGGCGCGGGCAATTGGATACGAGAACCTGACAAAACCTGACATTCAAAAAGCGATTACTGCGGCGCGTGAAAAACAGCAGCAGCGGACGGAAATCACGGCGGATAGGGTGCTGGAGGAATATGCAAAAATTGCATTTTTCGATCCGCGCAAGCTGTTCACGGCAGACGGCGGGATTAAGCCGGTGGAGCAATGGGATGATGATGTGGCGGCGGTGATTGGGGCGCTGGATGTGGTGGAAATCGGCGATAACGGGGAGATGATTGGCCGGGTGAAAAAGCTGAAGCTGATTGACAAGAAGGGGGCGTTGGACAGTATCGGCAGGCATTTGGGCATGTTTGTGGACAGGACGGAGCTGAGCGGGCGCGATGGGGAGGCGATTGTGATTTCGGATGCGGAACGTTCGGCCAAGATTGCGGGTTTGTTGGCAATGGCGAAGGTGAGGAAAGATGGGGAATGACGTATTGCCGCGTGAGGTGGCGGAATTGCTGCCTTACCTGACGGAGATGGAGCGGCAGGAGTTGGATAGCTTGTTGTGTAATTTGCCGTTATGGATGCCGCTGCCTGGGCCACAGCTGGCGGCCTACACCACGCAGGCGGATATTATCGGCTTTGGTGGTGCAGCGGGCGGCGGTAAGACGGACTTGGCCTGCGGCAAGGCGCTGACACAACATCAAAAGGTATTGATTCTGCGCCGAGATGCCAAGCAGCTGCAGGGGATTGTGGATAGGTTGCGCGAGCTAATCGGCAATGATGACGGCTTCAACAGCCAAAAAGGCGTGTGGCGGCTGGACGGGCGGCAGATTGAGCTGGGCAGCTGCCTGCATATTGACGACTGGCAGAAGTATCAAGGGCGGCCGCACGATTTGCTGATATTCGACGAGGCGGCCAACTTCTTGGAAATTCAGGTGCGGGCATTGCTGGGCTGGCTACGCTCGACCGACCCGAATCAGAAATGCCAGGCGCTCTTGACCTTTAACCCGCCAACCACGGCGGAGGGGCGTTGGATTGTGGATTTCTTTGCGCCGTGGCTGGATAAGAAGTTTCCCAAGCCGGCGGCGGGCGGGGAAATCCGCTATGCGGCCAGCGTGGACGGCAAGGATGTGTGGGTGGATGACGGACGGGAATTTGTGTTGGTGGACGGAGTGCCGGTGTATGAGTTCGACCGCAACAGCTTTAAGCCGGAGGAAGTGGTGAAGCCGTTGGCTCGCACGTTTATCCCTTCTAGGGTAACGGATAACCCGTATCTGATGGGCACGGGCTATGTGAATACGCTGCAATCGCTGCCTGAGCCGTTGCGCTCGCAAATGCTGAACGGGGATTTCAGTGCGGGGATTGAAGATGACCCGTGGCAGGTTATCCCGACTGCATGGGTGGAGGCGGCGATGGCGCGCTGGAAGCCGTTGGACAGGCTGCCTGAAATGGACAGCCTGGGGGTGGACGTGGCGCGCGGCGGCAAGGATGAGACGGTATTGGCGCGGCGGCACGGGATGTGGTTTGACCGGCCGCTGGTGTATCCAGGCAGCCAAACGCCGGACGGCCCGGCTACGGCGGGCTTGGTAATAGCGGCGTTGCGTAACCGTGCGCCGATCCATATTGACGTAATCGGGGTGGGCAGTGCGCCGTTTGATTTTCTGACGGAAGCGCGGCAGCAGGTGATTGGCGTGAATGTGGCGGAGAAATCGACGGCGCGGGATAAGTCAGGGCGCTTGGGCTTCCGCAATCTGCGCTCGCAGTTGTGGTGGCGGATGCGTGAGGCGCTCGACCCAGCCAATAATACGGGCATTGCCCTGCCGCCGGATTCGCGCCTGCTGGCGGATTTGTGTGCGCCGACTTGGAAGTTGTCCGGCGCGGAAATCTATGTGGCGAGCCGTGAAGAGATTGTGGCGAAAATCGGCCGTTCGCCGGACTATGCGAGTTCCTACTGTTTGGCGTTGTTGGATACGCCGAAAATCGACAGCTTACGCGCGGTGGGCGGGAATAGAAATGTGATGGAGTACAACCCTTATGCTTGATGTGCGGATAGATGATGGCTTGCGCCATATGGATTGGATTGAACGGCAGCTGGCGGAAACGCACCGCTTGGAAACGGAAGCGGACTGGGCGGGCAAGGTTAGCTTGAACCGTGAGCTGTATCGGGCGGTAGCAGCGGCGGGCAATCTGCTGTTTGCCGGGGCGTTTGTTGATGGCGAACTGGTGGGCTACTGCTCGGCCTTCCTTTCGCGCCATCCGCATTATGACTGCTTGGTGTGCCAGCACGATGCGCTGTTTCTGCTGCCGGCATATCGGGTGGGTATGGCCGGTTTGCGATTGGTGCAGACGATTGAGCGGGAAGCGGCACGGCGCGGGGCGGCTTATGTGGCCTGGCATGCCAAGCCTGGCAGTAGTTTTGAAGGCATACTTGCGCGGCGTTGCCGCCGTGAGGATGTGGTTTATTTACGGCAACTGACGAAAGGATAGAGACGATGCCGGCAGTACCAGTGATCGCCGCTGTAGCAGCGGCAGTAGGAACAGGTTATTCGATTTATTCCGGCGAGCGTGCGGCCAAGAAACAAAGCCAAGCGCAAGCACAGGCGGAAAAACAGGCGAAGGAGCAGGCTTTGCAGGCGGAGCGTGATTTCAATAAAGCCAACAGCAAGAAAGCCAACACGGCCGGCTTGTTGCAGGCGGCTCAACAGGACGGCGGCGGCGTAAGCAGCACTATGCTGACCGGCGCGGAAGGGATTGGGAACGACCAGCTGAAATTAGGCAAGCAAAACCTGTTGGGCAAAACCTCTCTCTTGGGGTAAAACATGGACACGAATTTACGCAAACGCATCCTAAAGCGGCACGCTGACCTGAAGAAGGAGCGAGCTTCTTGGGATGATCATTGGCGCGATATTTCCCGCCATCTGCTGCCGCGCTCCGGGCGCTTCTTGGCAGATGAACGCAATCGCGGCGATAAGCGCTTCAATGAGATTTACGACAGCACCGGCACGCAGTCGCTGCGTATCTTGGCGGCGGGGATGATGAGCGGCATGACTTCGCCGGCGCGGCCTTGGTTTAAGCTGGCGATTGAGGATGCCGACTTGATGCAGTATCAGCCGGTTAAGTTGTGGCTCGACCAAACAACCAAGCTGATGCACACCATCTTCCAGCGTTCAAATACCTACCGTGCTTTGCATGCGATGTATGAGGAATTAGGGGCGTTCGGCACAGCGGCCAGCATCATCTTGCCGGATTTCGATGATGTGCTGCATCACTACCCGCTGACGGTGGGGGAGTATGCAGTGGCGACCAACTGGAAAGGTGGGGTGGATACGCTGTATCGTGAGTTCCAGAAGACGGTAGCGGAGACGGTGCGTGAATTTGGCTACGATAATTGCAGCCCATCCCTGCGCCGCCGCTATGACAATGCGAACTATGACGGCTGGGTAACCATCATCCATGCCATTGAGCCGCGATTGGAGCGGGATGCTTCGCGCCGTGATGCGCTGAATATGCCGTGGCGTTCGGTGTATTTGGAAAAAGGGGCAGGTGAGAACGATGTGCTGCGCGAAAGCGGCTTTAGGCGTTTCCCGGCGCTCTGCCCGCGCTGGACGGTATCGGGCGGGGATATTTACGGCCACAGCCCGGGCATGGAGGCATTGGGCGATATTAAGCAGCTGCAACACGAGCAGCTGCGCAAGGCGCAGGGGATTGACTACCAAACCAATCCGCCGCTGCAAGTGCCGACCAGCCTGAAATATCGGGACGTGGATAGATTGCCTGGCGGGATTATGTACACCGATTCCGCCGGCTCACAGGCAGGCATCCGCCCGCTGTATGAAGTGCAGCTGGATTTGAACCACCTGTTGCAGGATATTCAGGATGTGCGCGGGCGCATCCGCAGTACCTTCTACGCGGATTTGTTCCTGATGTTGAGCAATCAGCAAAACCCGAACATGACGGCCACGGAGGTGGCGGAACGGCATGAGGAAAAACTGCTGATGTTGGGGCCGGTGCTGGAGCGTTTGCAGAATGAGTTGCTCGACCCGCTGATTGAAACCACCTTCGACTTCATGCAGGAGGCGCAGATGCTGCCGCCACCGCCGGAGGAATTGGATGGCGTGGATATTGATATCCAACTGGTATCGATGTTGGCGCAGGCGCAGCAGGCCGTGGCCACCAACAGCATCGACCGCTTCATTTCGACCGTGGGCGGCGTGGCGCAGTTCAAGCCGGAGGTGCTGGACAAGATTGATGCCGACCGGCTGACGGATGTATACGCTTCGGCCTTGGGCGTGGACCAATCCATCATGTTGCCGGAAGAGCAGGTGCAGGCGGTACGCGAACAGCGGGCGCAGCAGGCACAGGCACAGCAGCAAATGGAAGTGGCCAACCAGGCAGCGGAGGCGATGCAGAAGGTGAGCCAGGCTGCCGGCAATGCGGATGTGACGGATGCATTCAGCGGCTATGCTTAGGCAGGGCAGGAATAAAGGGCGGCGCAGGCTGCCTTTTTTGTTGGGCTTGGGGTATGATGGGAAGTGTTGGATTATGTAAAGGAGATGAGAAATGAAAAGGCTGTTTGCTTTGCTGCTATTGTGTGCCTCCCTGCCTGCTTTGGCTTATGAGTACAAGTATGGGGAATGGGTGGCGTTTACTGGGAGATTACAGACGATGCGCGGTGGTTGGATGGCTATTGTGTTGGATAAACCGATAACCGTTGTGCCGAAACCCGGGGATGATGATGGTATAGACACGCCGGAAACAGGTGTGAGAATGATGCAATTGGCTATGTCGTCTCCCGAAAATTTCCGGCAGTATCGGCAGTTCAAAGGCAAGATGGCACGGGTGCAATGTGAAACGCTGTTCCATTCTATTACTGCGCATCATCAAACACCAGTGCTGTGTAGCGTGGCTAGGATTTCTGCGCCTGATAGGCCGTAGGGGAGAGGCATAGGAAATGAATCGCAATAGCCTGGTAGATGATTTAGAGTTGTATGCAAAATACAAAAGACTAGAACTGGAAAATATCTGTGCGCTATTTAGAAACATCATGGCTATTACCTTCCTCCAGATTATGAAGCTGGCTGGTGTTTTCGTGGTGTTGATGCTGCTGGGGTATTGGTTGAGCCATGAAGCCGGGTTGATGATCGTGCTGGGGATGGCTTTGTTCTTAGCTGGTGTTTCAGTCATCCATTTCTTTATTGGCAATGACAAGCTATGGCGCATCACGAATTTGGTGCGCCAGTTTTCTACCAATGAATATTCAGATGCTGCACGGCGGCTAGAGGAGGAATATCCGGCACTACTCTATTACGACTTCTCGCGGTGGTATATTTCGACTTCTTGGGCGGCAACAGAGAAGCGTGATTTGAAATTTACTAGTCTGTTTGTGGAGCCGCATCATATTAAGCACTTAGTTAAATATATTGAGCTGTGCGAGCAGCAAAAGCGGATTCTGCCTTATGATGAAGTATCAGCGCAGTTAAAACTTGAAAATACATAATCAGGACAAATATATAATTCTCTAAAATTAATCTTTAATTTCTTACACAGCAGCCTTCGGGCTGCTTTTGTTTTGCCTAATACTTTACTAAATTTTACAGTTACACTTGATTTTTCAGGACTTGTATTAGAGTAGCGGCAGACAGTTGGAGGGGCAATGAAACAGGAAGCGATGCAGTCGGATATTCGGGCGCTGATGAAGCTGCCGGCCGGACGGCGGGTGGTGTGGCGTTTGTTGGAACAGGCCGGCGTGTGGCGTTCGGTATTTAACCCTGAGCCGTTGCAGATGGCATTTGCCGAAGGGCAGCGCAATCTCGGCTTGTGGCTGTTGGACTGGGTAATGCGTGAATGCCCGGATGAATACGATTTGATGATGAGGGAAACACGCGATGAGCGATGAGACTTTAATCACGGAAGCGGCGGCGGAAGAGGCTGCGCCGGAGCAAGCACAGGGGGCAGCGGAAACACAGCAGCCTGCCGAACCGGAACAGCAAGCCGCGACTGAACAGCAAGAAAAACCGGCTGTGCCGGAGCAGTATCAATTCACGGCGACAGAAGGCAAAGAATACGATGCCGATGTGCTGAAGGAATACGAGGCGGCGGCGCGTGAAATCGGCTTGGATAACGATCAGGCCAACCTGATGCTGGGGCGGATGTCGGCTATGTTGGAGCAGCGCCACGGTGCGCAGATGGAAGCTTTAAGCAATCAATGGGCGCAGCAATCGCGCACGGATGCAGAGTTTGGCGGCGACAAGCTGAACGAAAACATGGCGGTGGCGAAGCGTGCTTTGCAGCAATACGGCTCGCCGGAGTTGTCTGATTTACTCAATCAGTCCGGCTTGGGCAACCATCCGGCCTTTATCCGGATGTTCTACCGGGTTGGCTTGACCTTGCGGGAAGACGGCATGGTCAATGGCAACAAGGGGGAGGCGCGTTCGGCGCAGAGTTTTTACAACGCAAGCAACATGAATCCTTAAAAGGGGTAAGCAATGGGTGTATTGAGAAGCAACAATCCGACTTTGGCCGATGTGGCCAGCCGCATGGATGATAAGGGGAATATCTCCGACATCATCGAAATGCTGACGGAAACCAATGAAATCTTGGAGGATGCCACTTGGCTGGAAGCCAACGGTTTCACTGAGCATAAAACCACGGTGCGCAGCGGTTTGCCGCAGGGTACTTGGCGTATGCTGAACTACGGTGTGCAGCCGGAGAAATCGACCACGGTTACCATCAAAGACAGCATGGGCATGCTGGAAAGCTACGCGCTGACCGATAAGGCGCTGGCCGATTTGAACGGTAATTCTGCCGCTTGGCGCTTGAGCGAAGAGCATGCTTTCGTGGAGGGCATGAACCAGAACCTAGCTAATACCTTGTTCTACGGCGACACCTCCGCCACGCCGCAACGCTTTACCGGCTTGGCTCCGCGCTTCAACAGCAAGGCGGCGGAAAACGGCCAGAACATCATTGATGCCGGCGGCACGGGCAATGACCTGACTTCGATTTGGTTGTGCGTATGGGGGCCGAATACCCTGCACGGCATTTATCCGAAAGGCAGTAAGGCTGGTTTGGTTATCCGTGATTTGGGCGAAGATACGGTGAAAGATGCCGACGGCGGCGAGTATCAAGCCTACCGTACCCACTACAAATGGGATGCCGGCCTGACCCTGCGCGATTGGCGCTATGTGGTGCGCATTGCCAATATCAACTGGCAACAGCTGACCCATGACGCCCAAGCCGGTGCCGACCTGATCGACCTGATGACCCAGGCTATTGAGTTGCTGCCAAACGCCAATATGGGCCGTGCGGTGTTCTATGTGAACCGCAAAGTACGCAGCTTCCTGCGCCGCCAGATTGCCAATAAGGTGGCTGGATCAACCCTGACCATGGAGCAGGTGGCCGGCAAGCATGTGGTGTCGTTTGACGGTATCCCGGTAAAACGCAGTGATGCGCTTCTGTTGAGCGAAGCGCAGGTTAGATAAAGGGGGATGACATGATTATCGATAAATTCCTGCAACTTTCCGACAAGCAGACTGTGAGCGCTACTGCTCCCTCTACGCATGAAGTGGATTTGGGGCAGCCGGCGCCGAACGTCGGTTTGAACAGCCAGCCCTTGTATGTGGTGGTTACCGTGGCTGAAGCGGCCAGCGGTGCGGGCAAGATCAACTTTGCCCTGCAGCACAGCGACACCGCCGGCAGCGGTTATGCCGATGCCTTAAACGGCGTGGTGCCGGCAGCTGATTTGAAAGCCGGCGCCCAGGTGGTGTTGCCGATGCCGATTAAGCATAAGCGCTTCGTACGCTTGAATTACACCGTGGACGGCGCGGTGGGCAGCGGCAAATTCTCAGCACAGATTGTGGCCGGCTTGCAGGCTAATACTCCGCCGGCTGATAGCCCGCGTATCAAGTAGGAGGTAGCTATGGCACGTAAAGAACAGACACCGGAACAGGCTACGGAAGACAGCTTCCAGCTGGTAGAGGCTACCTCAGCCGGCTTCTACGGCCAAATCCGACAGCGTGGCGAACGCTTCTATGTGGCCGCCGGGGAAACAGCCTTGTGGTTTGAGCCGGTAGCTGAGGACGAAGCAGAGCCGGGAGCTAAAGGCGAAGCAGAGTAAACCAACCGCCTGACCTGCCCAACCGGCCGGCAGGCGGTTTTCTTTGGAGTAGATGATGAGCAACGCAGTAACGATTTGCAATCTGGCTTTGTCGCACTTGGGCGATACGGCTACGGTGGCTTCAATCCAGCCGCCGGAAGGCAGCGTGCAGGCCGAACATTGCGCCCGCTTCTACCCGCAGGCTTTGCGCTCGCTGCTCGCTTTGCACCATTGGGGTTTTGCTACGCGCTATGAGCCGCTGCAGCGGATAGATCAGGAGGGTGATGCACGCTTTGCTTATGTATTTGCCCTGCCAGCTGAAGCTTTGGAAATGGTGGCGGTGCATGATGCCTATGGGGCACGTATGCCGTTTGTAGTACAGGGACGGCATGTGCTGGCTAATCAGCCTTTAGTGTGGGGGCAATGGATAGACGGGGCGGTGGAGCCTAATTCGTTCCCGCCATTGTTCATGGAAGCTTTGGCTTGGCAGTTGGCTTCGATGCTGGCCGGGCCGATACTGAAAGGGGATGCCGGGGCGGCGGAAGCCAAACGCTGTTTGCAGATGGTGTCGGTGTATTTGCCTCAGGCTAAAGAGGCGGATGCCAACCAGTATCAACTACCGATAACGCATAAAGTGGTGTGGATGGAGCAGCGATGAGTAGTGTTCGTTTATTCAAACATTCTTTTGCTGGCGGCGAAATCGCACCTGAGATGTTCGGCCGCATCGAGGATGAGAAGTATCAGAGCGGCTTGGCTTTGTGCCGCAATTTCGTAGTGAAGCCGCAAGGCGCGGTGGAGAACCGTGCTGGGTTGAAGTTGGTTCGGGCGGCCAAGTATGCGGATAGAAAGGTGCGGCTGCTGCCGTTTACCTATTCGACCACGCAGACGATAGTAATTGAGTTCGGCCATGAATACTGCCGCTTTCACACCCAAGGGGCAACCCTACTGGACGGCAGCAAACAGCCCTATGAGCTGACTACGCCGTATCAGGAAGCGGAGTTGTTCGATGTTCATTATGTGCAATCAGCCGATATTGTGACTTTGGTACATCCGAACCATCCGCCGATGGAGTTGAAGCGTTACGGGGCGGCAGATTGGCGGTTGGATACCATCCGTTTCAAGCCGGAGTTAGATGCGCCGCAAGGAGTGGCGGCCACAGCGCACGGCGGAGGCGGTGTTCTGTTTGGTTATGTGGTCACGGCGATTGCCCAAGATGGCACTTCTGAATCAGAAGCTTCGGCTGAAGTGGAGGTGGTAAATGATTTGTACACATCAGGCCACCGCAACACGATCCGCTGGAATCCGGTAAACGGCGCCAGCCGATACAAAGTGTACAAACGGCATAACGGACTGTACGGCTACATCGGGCAGACTACGACCACATCGTTTGATGACGACAACATCAGCGCGGATATGTCGGTAACGCCACCCTTGTATGACGATGTGTTTATTTCCGGCGGCATTCTGTCGGTGCCGGTATTGGATGGCGGGCGGGGCTACTTGGAAAAAAGCGGGATTGCTTCGGCCGCAGTACTGAGCGGTGGGCAGAATTATCCTCAGGACGGCACATTCCGCACTCGTGCGCCTAATCCGCAGGGCGGCAGTGGTGACTTCTTCAGCATCGAAGACCGCAGCGGCAGCGGTGCGGAACTGGATGTGGTGGTGCAGGGTGGCAAGATTGTGCGTATCGACCGAATACAGGCTGGGAGGGATTACACCGCCCCGCGTTTGGTGTTCCGTAATGAATCCAAAGTGTATCAGCGCGGCGATCAAATCAGCGGTAGGACATGGCAGTCGGCGGAAGTATCTATGCGCTTGGATGGTTTCCCGGAATTGGTGGTGAGCGATGCCACAGGAAGCGGGGCGCAGCTGTTGCCGGTGGTGCAAAACGGACGCATTACGGCGGTGCGGGTATTGAAAAAAGGCAGCAGCTATACCGCGCCCAGTATTACGGTGCAGGCTGCTGTTGGCAGCGGCGCGGTATTCGGCAAGGTGGCGGTGTCGGGCAAGAGCTTCCCGGCGGCGGTTTCATACTTCTCACAGCGCAGGGTGTTTGCCGGTACGCATTCTCAACCGCAGAACATTTGGATGACCAAGAGCGGCACGGAAAGCAATATGTCGTACTCAATCCCAACCCGAGAAGACGACCGAATTGCGTTCCGTGTGGCCGCGCGTGAGGCTAATACTATCCGCCACATCGTGCCGCTGAATAAGCTGATCTTGCTGACTTCATCGGCGGAATGGCGCATGGAGACGGTGAACTCTGAAGCACTTACCCCGTCTTCAGTATCGGTAGCCCCGCATTCCTATATCGGCGCTTCCAACGTGCAGCCGGTGGTAGTGAACTCAACCCTGATTTACTGCGCGGCACGCGGCGGGCATGTGCGCGAAATGGCGTATTCATGGCAGGCCGGCGGCTATGTGAGTGGCGATTTGTCGCTACGCAGCCCGCATCTGTTTGATGGCTTCGATATTGCAGATATGACCTACAGCAAGGCCCCTATTCCGGTGGTGTGGTTTGTGTCTTCATCCGGAGAACTGTTGGGCAATACCTATATTCCTGAACAGCAAATTGGCGCCTGGCATCGGCACGATACCCACAAAGGGCGGTTTGAAAGCTGCACGGTGGTGGCCGAAGGCGCAGAAGATGTGCTGTATTGCGTGGTGCGCCGGGAGCTAGCCGGCGGCACGCGGCGCTTTGTCGAGCGGTTGGAGAGCCGCGCCTTCGCCCGGCAGGAAGAGGCGTTTTTCGTGGATTGCGGCTTGAGCTACTCCGGCGCGGCGGTAAACGAAATTCAGGGGCTGGAACACTTGGAAGGCGAGACGGTGGCGATACTGGCGGACGGCGCGGTGCTGCCGGAAACGCTGGTGCGTGATGGCAAGATTAGGCTGCCGGTAAAAGCCAAGACGGTACACGTCGGCTTGCCGATAGTGAGCGATATGCAAACCCTGCCGGTGGCGGCGCAGATTGATAGTGCTTTCGGGCAAGGGCGCAAAAAGAATGTGAACAAGGTGGTGTTGCGGGTGTGGCATTCATCCGGCATTTGGGTAGGGCCGACTGCCGACAAGCTGACCGAAGCCAAGCAGCGGCGCGATGAGCCTTACGGCCAACCGCCCGCCTTGCGCAGCGGCGATATCGAAGTGGTGATACAGCCTACTTGGGATGACGGCGGGCAGGTGTTTGTGCGCCAAACCCAGCCCCTGCCTTTGACGGTGGTGGGCGCAACGGCAGAAGTGGTGTTGGGCGGATAGGAGGGAAGGTATGAAGATTTCATCAACAGGTGGCGGGTTTTCAGGTAGCCCGCACAGCGGCGGCACGGGTGCGGCCGATATTGCCGCAGCGGTGGAGCAGGCATTCGGCCTGTTAGGCAGTTTTGCCGGCAGCTTTTATTCAGCCAAGGCGCAAAAGAGCAATCTGCAGCATCAGGCACGGATGGCGGAAATCAACGCCCGCGTTGCCGAAACCGGCGCGAAAACGGAACTGGCGCGCGGCCAGGCGGAATACGCCCGCCATACCCTGCAAGCCGGGCATTTGAAATCGGCACAACGGGCGGCGCTGGCCGCCAACGGTATTGTGATGAACGAAGGCAGCGCGGCGGAAATGCTGGCCGCTACCGATATTATGAAGGAAATCGATGCCCAAACGATTGAGGAAAACGCCCTGCGTAATGCCTGGGGCTACCGCAGCCAAGCTACCGATTACCGCAATCAGGCATTGATGGGCCAGGCGCAGGCTTCATCCATCAGCCCTGCCGGCGCGGGCTTGCAAACCTTGCTCGGCTCTGCGCCGATGGTGGCGGAGTACTGGGATAAGTATTCACGGCAAAAAGGCATCGGTAGCGGCAAGCTGAGCGCAGAAGAGAAACGATTGCTGGGCAGTAATCACTACGGCCGCACCAGCCGCATCCATACCCTGAAACGATAGAGGCAGAACCATGCAGACACCGACCTATGACAATTTTCAGGTAGCCCCCAACACCCTGCCGCAAACCCGTTTCGGCGCGCAGGAGATGGGCGACCCCGGCGCAGCCATCACGCAGCAGGCCAAGGTATCGATGGCGCTGGGCCAGCACTACGGCGAACAAGCCCTGCAACAAATGATGGCGGCCAACCAAAGCGTGGCCGATCAGAAATGGGTAGAGGTGGAAAACTACCGGCTGCAGCTGCAACAGGAATACGAACAGGAGCGCGGTTTGAACGCCCTGAACCGAGAAGGCGGCCTTTCCTTGGCGGACGAGTACAACAACAAGCTGAACCAGTTTATTGCCGACCGGGCGGAGAGCCTGAACAACCGGGCGCAGGTGGAGATGTTTGCGCAACGGGTAGGGCCGACCCAGGCGGATTTTTCCGACGGCGTAACCAAGCACATGATGGCTGAAGGCCGGAAGTTCCAAGAAGAAACGTTGAAGGGGCGAATGGATGTGACGGTAAGCGGGGCGGTGGTAGCGCCAACCGACCGGGCATTTGCCACCGCGATTGCCAGGCTTGAGCAAAACATCGGCGATGCGGCAGCTTATTACGGATGGGCGCCAGAGAAGGCGCAAATGGAATTGCGTGCTAGGGTGGGCGAAGTAGTGAGCCAGCGGGCAAATCGGCTGATGGATTTGGGTGATTACCAACAGGCACAGGCGATGGTGGAACAATACGGCCAAATGATGGACGGTAAAACGGCGCTGGATTTGGCCGCTCGTGTCAATAAGTTCCAGATGGATGAAGAGGATGCGCAGCTGGGACGTGCTTTGGCCGAAGCTTATCAGAAAGGCGGGATGGTGGATTTGGGCAACCAGTCCACCCCGCCAGCCGGTAAAGCGGGAGGCAGCGGCAATGTACGCACCTACACTACGCAGGGCGGCGGCAATTTCCGTAAGGTGGGCGGTTCGCGCTCTTGGCGCAACAATAATCCCGGCAACATTGAGTACGGCGATTTCGCCCGCCGCTACGGCGCAATCGGCACAGATGGGCGCTTTGCCATTTTCCCTGACGAAGCGACTGGGCAGCGGGCACGGGCGGCGTTAATTTTTAACGGGGATAAATACCGTAATCTAACCCTTGCTCAAGCGATTGAACGGTATGCCCCGTCAAGTGAAAACCATACTACTGCCTATCAGCGGCGGGTATTGGCGGCAGTAGGCGGTGCGAATCTGCCAATGCATAAGTATTCGCCTGCCCAACAGCAGGCCATTCTGCGGACTATGCAGGATGTGGAAGGTTGGAAAGTAGGACGGATTGAAGGTACGGCTGGAATGGCGGTGTCGGTACAGACCGGCGGGGGTCAGGCTGCTCCCCGACAGAATCGCATGGTACGCATCCCAGGCGGGGATATGGCGGAGATTGAGCGGCAAATCGACCGGTTGCCGCCGGGGCGGCGCGAGAACGTGCGGCGGAGTTTCCGCGACCGGGTGTCCATGATTGAGCGCGGCGAAAACGACCTGATACAGAAAACCAACCGCAATGCGCTGGATGCGATTGCCAGCGGCGCCACGGTGCAGGATTTGCCGGCGGAAGTCAAAACGATACTTGGCCCGTCCAGATTGCAGGCATTGGACGACTACCGCGACAAACTGGTGCGCGGCGAACAGAACAAAATGGAGGAAGCGGCCAAACCGATTTACTACGATTTTCTCTACCACCCGGAAAAACTGACGGGCATGAGTGAAGAACAAATCATCAACCTGGCGCCGACCATCGGCATGGATAAAGCCAACAACCTGTTGGAACGCAAGCGCCGCCAAGAGAGAGACGGCGACCAATCCGTACCGAAGGTGGAAGCGGAGGTGCTGAACTGGGCAACTCGACAACTCAATATCAAGACAGGCAGCAATGCTTCGGCAGAAGACGTGCAGAAACGCGGCTGGCTGATAGACAACATCATGCAGGCCAACCGGGATTTTTATAGCACCCATAAACGCTATATGACCCAGGGCGAAGTGCGTGAATTTGTTACCAAAACGCTGATGGATAACTATGTGAGCGAATATATGTTGCGCGGCGTATTCTGGGATAGTTTGGAACAGGAACGTGTGCCGGCGTTAATCGCTTCGCCACAGCAGCGCGGGCGGATGCGGTATGAACAGGGGAGTAAATAATGGGACAGGGAAGGGCGAAAACTTTTGACGAGATGCTGGCTGCCGCTTATCAGGCGGTGGGGGTTAATCCGGAGCAGCAGGCGCAAATTAACCGGATGGCGCAGACGGTAAATATTCCGGCAACGGTGTTTAAGCATACCGGGACGGATACGCGCAATCTGCTGATGGCGCGGCAGTTGATTGAGCGTGTGCAAAATTCACCCCGCGTGCAGCAGTCATTATCCGACCCGACAAGGCTTGGGGCAGCACAGGATGATATCGATAACCTGATTAAGCTGGAAGAAAATGCCAATCGCTACGGCGGCATGATGCGGGTGGAAAACTCGCGGCTGAAGGATTTGACCGAATCCGTCCAACGTGGCTTCCACACCGGAGTGGCGAATAGCATTCTGGTGGAAGGCACAGAGGGCGGGATTATGCGCGGGCTGCAAGAGCAACGGGCAGCCGCAGCGAAAGCCAACGGGGTGTATTACAACCCGCATATCGATACGGCGATTGCCTACCTGAACCAGCGGCGCAAGGCCGATGCGCACGCGCCGGATTGGTCCGCCCAACAGGATGCGGCGCAGTTTGCGCAGATCAACCGCAGCGGCTCGTTTTGGGATGCCACCAAATTCGCCTTTACCCATCCGTGGTTTGTAACCAATACGGCGGCCGAATCCATCGGCAGCTAGGCGCAGGAATTGGCGAAAGCGGCGGCAGTGGGCGGCATCCATCCGCTGGTGATGGCGGCTGCGGTGGGTGTGGGCAGCTACCGCAGCGAATACGCCTCCAGCCTGAGCGAAACCATGCAGGAACACGCCGACCAGTTGCGGGGTATGAGCCAAGTGGAAGCACTGACTTATGCGCTGGGGCGGCAGGATTGGATGGAAGAAGCCCGTAGTAAGGCAACGCGGCGCGGCATGGCGGTGGGCGCATTTGATGCGGCTACGGCTGGGTTCGCCGGGAAGCTCTTAAATATCGCCCGTGACGGCGGTGCGGCAAGAACGGCTTTAGCGGTAGGCGCGGAAGGTGCATTGCAGGTGGGCGGCGGTATGGGCGGCGAAGCCACAGCACAAGCATTAACCGGCGAATACAAGCCGGGCGATATTGTGATGGAAGGTTTTGCCGAATTAGCCACCGGGCCGACCGAGATACTGGGCAACACCCGCGAAGCCCGGGCGATGGCACGCGAAGCGCGGGCTGAAGCGGCGGCACAGGCGCAGGCTGAAATCGACCAGGCGGCACAGCAATCCAAGCTGGCGCAGCGCGACCCAGTAACCTTTAGCGAAGTGGTGGACGAGGTGGTGGGGGATAAACACCATCTGTATTTGGATGCGCAGGCATTGAACCAATCCGGGCTGGCAGAGGCAGCGGCCAAGGCTTCGCCAAGCATTGCCGCCCAATATGCACAAGCCTTGCAACAGGGCGGGGATATTCAAGTGCCGCAGAATGAATGGGTATCGCTGATTTCCACCAATAAAGAGCTGGCTGATCCGCTGCGCCAGATTGCACGATTCGAGCCGGACGGGGTATCGCTGGCGGAAGCGGCGGAGCAGAAGGCAGCCGCCCAAGAGGAAGGCCAGCAGGAACTGGAAGCGCAGGCACGACAACAGGAACGCGCGGCACAACAGCAGGTGCAGGCCGAACGGCAGGCGGTGGAACAGGAAATAGCCGGCCAGTTGGAACAGGTGGGGCAGTTCGACCGCAAGGCCAACCAGGGCTATGCGGCGCTGGTGGGCAGCTATGTGGCCACGCAGGCGCAGCGCTTGGGTATTTCCATTCCGGAAATGTGGCAGGCGCACAAGCTGAATATCGTGGGCGATATCGGTAATGCGCCGGCGTTGAATCAGGCGCTGGCGTCCGCCCCGCCGAAGGGTTGGGTACACAGTACTAATCCGCAGGACGTTATCGGATTATGGGATGACACTACTTCGGCACGGGCGATATTTTGGACGGGGATAGACAATCAAGTTGCTGTAGAGGCGGCAGAGGCTTCCGACTATTCGCACTCCATTAGTGCGGATGTTGTACGCCATATTAAAAACAGGCATGGGAATGATGCGGACGGACAGTTGCCGGTAACGGCGGAAGATTTGGTCAAGATACCGGAGATTATTGCAAATTATGATGAGGTGCGAACGAACCTGCAAAATCCCAAAACAGGTGGGCAGAGGATTGCCTACGCCAAGAGAAGTGAAGATAGCTTATTGATTTATTTGGAAGAATATGTAAGAAGTAGAAACAACCTGAAAGGTGTTTCTATGTGGAAGTATCCGCCAACGGCTGATGTCGGGAATGTGCTTACGCATATTACCCGCCCCAGCCTATACGTCCGAAACGGGGTGGCGGCGTACGACGATACTACCGCCGATGCCGGGAACAATCAAGATGTTTTGTTTCAGTCGGCCACTGAGGAGGCGCGGCAGTTTGAGGAGACCGCTGCGCAATACGGCGGGGAGGCGGCGTATAAGCAGGCTAAGGCAGATGGGAAAACGGTGCTGGACTACCGCCAGTGGGTGCAGGTGCGCACCCCTGCTTTCAAACAATGGTTTGGCGATTGGGAGAACGACCCAGCCAATGCTTCCAAGGTGGTGAATGAGAAGACGGGCGAGCCGTTGGTGGTGTATCACGGTTCGAAGAGCGGGGAATTTACCGTATTTGACCCCAAGCAAACTGGTAGAAGGTTTGGTGTTGGTACGCATGGCAAAGGATTCTATTTTGCCACGGATTTAGGCACCGCTATCTATTACGGTGAACGCCCTTTGCATGAAGTGTTTTTGAATATCCGGAATCCGTTAGACAGAGGAGAGGATACGTCAGAAGTAGACAGTCGTTTTTCCACTTCCGCTAAACGCAAAGGGTACGATGGAATTACTGGGAAAGACACCCTGCCTTGGGCTGAAGCAGATGAGAAAGAATGGGTTGCATTCAATTCCAACCAAATCAAATCCGCCACCGATAACAGCGGGGCGTTTGATGCGGGGAATGACAGCATTCTGCATCAGGCGGCACGCGGCGCATTTATGCCGGGCAGTAACACCATTGCCCTGCTGGAGAGTGCCGACCTCTCCACCACCATCCACGAGCTGGGGCATTACTTCCTACACACCGGCCTGAATATCGCCAATGCGCTGGAAGCGAAGGCGGCACGCGGCGAAGCGTTAAGTGTTGGCGAACGGCAGCACCTGGCGGATATACAGGCGACTTTGAACTGGCTGGGTTTGGTTGATTTGCAGGCATGGAATGCGCTTACCTTCGAGCAGCAGCGGCCTTACCACGAACAGCTGGCGCGCGGCTTTGAAGCCTACGTCATGGAAGGAAAGGCACCCAGCTTGGAAATGCGCAGCGTATTCCAGCGCATGAAAGCCTGGATGCTGCGGGTGTATCAGAACCTGACCCGGCTGGATGTACAGTTGAGTGATGAGGTGCGCGGGGTGTTCGACCGCCTGCTGGCCAGCGATGAGGAAATCGCGCTGGCCGAACAAAACCGCAGCATGGCCCTGTTGTTTGATGACCCTGAAGCCGCAGGTATGAGCGCGGAAGAGTTTGCCGAATACCAGGCATTGGGGCAGGCGGCCACCGCCGAAGCACAGGAGCAGTTATCCGCCAAGGCGGTGCGCGATATGCAGTACGGACGCAATGCCCGCACCAGGCATCTGCGCGCGCTGCAACGCGAGGCCAAGGCGGCACGCATCGAAGCAGAAACCGAAGTGCGGCGCGAAGTGATGCGGCAGCCGGTGTATCAGGCATGGCAGAAGCTGACTGCCAAACTGACCGAGGAGGACAAAATCGGCCGCGCAGAAACGCCGAAGTTCAGCCCGCAGGTAGACGAAACCCACGACAGCCTGTTTGCGGCGATTGCCAAACTGGGCGGCCTGAATAAAGACGAACTGGTGCGCGAATGGGGTTTTGACCGCCAGGACAAGATTGCGGCGGTGGCGGTGGGCTATCCGGTATTGCGGCGCAAAAACGGGCTGGGTATTGATGCCATGGCGGAGCGGCTGGCCCAGTATGGCTACCTGCCGCTGGACAGCAACGGCAAATGGGATTTGCGCGACCTGGAAGAGCGCTTCTTTGACGAGCATCGCGGCGAGCGGCAATACAGTACGGCCTTTGTGCCGCGCGAGGAAACCAAGGCCGGCGAACAGGTGGCCAATCCGTTTGCGGTGTATGCGGTACGCTTTGACGAGGGCGGCCTGCGCGAACTGGGTTTGAACGATAGTGAAATCCAGCTGCTGCGCGAGCGCAAGATGGTAAACAGTGCCCACGGCTGGCATCCGGATTTGATTGCCGAAATGGTGCTGGATGAAGACGGCAATCCCTACTTCGGCTCGGGCGAAGAGTTGGCCCGCGCCATCGTGCAGGCTCCGCCGCCGCAGCAGGTGGTGGAAGGTTTGGCCGACAACCTGATGCTGCAACGGCATGGCGAACTGGCCACGCCGGAAGCAGTTGAAGCGGCGGCAGACGAGGCGGCGCACAACGAAGTGCGGCTGCGCGTGCTGACCCGCGAATACAACGCACTGGCCAAGGCGGTGGGCAACCGCACGCTGCTGACGGCGGCGGCGAAAGAAGCGGCACAACGTACCATCGGTCGCCTGCAGCTGAAAGATGTGAGCCCCACCCGCTACCGGCGCATGGCAGCCAAGGCGGCACGGCAGGCGGAAGCCGCATTGAAGAAAGGCGATACCGCAGCGGCGGCAGCGGAGAAGCGCAATCAAATCCTGCAAACCGCGCTGGCGCAGGCCGCCACCGAAGCACGCCAACAGGCGGATAAAATCCGCGGCCAATGGCAGAAGTGGGCGAATAAGCCGCGACAGAAAAGCGCGAAAACCCATGATGCCGCCCTGACTGAAGTGGTGCGGGCGGTGGTGGGGTTGTACGGTATTGCCCCGCGCAAAGGCTTGGCGGCGGCTGAATATCTGGAAACCGCCGCGCAATATCAGGGCGAAAACCAAGAAGCGGTACGGCAGGCTTGGGAACGGGCGCTGAGCGATGTGAAACGCAACGGCGACCATAAGCAGTTCGAAGAATTAAGCCGTGACGAATTGCAGGCCATCCATGACCAGCTGGCCGGTTTGCGCGAACAGGCCAAGCGTGAGCACCAGGTGCGTATTGACGGCAAGCTGCAAGACCGCGAGCAAACCGCTGAAGTGCTTCGGGAAGAGTTGCGGGCAGCCAAGCCGAACGCGAAGGGCGTAACCACCGACCAAGCTGTTGGTAAGTTGGAAAGGTCTCGTTGGAATCTGCGCAGCCTGGTGTATAGCGCCACCCGCGTGGAAAGCTGGGCGGAAGCGATGGGACAAGGCTTCCTGAATTACATCTACCGCCCGATCAAGCAGGGGGCGGAAGCCTACCGCAAGCAAACCAATGAGTTCAAACAAGGCTTTAAGGCTTTGCTGAAACCCATCCAGCAAGACTTCGACCGCCCGAAAATCCACAGCCCGGAACTCAACTACACCTTTACCTTTAACGAACTGCTGCACGCCATGCTGCACAGCGGCAACGAGAGCAACCTGCGCAAGCTGCTGATTGGGCGCGGCTGGGGCGAAGACACGCCGGACGGGTTGAATACCGCCCGCTGGGAAGCGTTTATCAACCGCATGCAGGAAGAAGGCATCATCCAAGAGCGGCATTGGCAGTTCGCACAAGGAGTGTGGGATTTGCTGGAACAGAGCAAGCCGAAAGCCCAGCAGGCGCATTTCGAGGTGTTTGGTTACTACTTTGACGAGATTGCTGCCAACCCGATTCAAACCCCGTGGGGCGAGTTTCGCGGCGGGTATGTGCCGGCACAGATTGATGCCGATCTGGTGGTGGACGGGCAGATGCGCGAACTGGCTAACCAAGAAAACGAGAATATGGATTATGCCTTCCCGACCACGGCGAAAGGCTTTACCAAAGCGCGTGTGGAATACAACCGCCCGCTGGTGCTGGATTTGTCGCGGCTGATGAGCCACGCCGAACAGGTAGCCTTGTTCTCGAATATGGAAGTGCCAGTGCGTGATGTGCGCCGCCTGTTGTCCGATATCACGCCGGAGTTGAACCACCACCAGCACAAGGCGTTGGAATCCATGCTGATGCCGTGGCTGAACCGTGCGGCCAAACAGCGTACCGTGACCAAGATTCAGGAGGACGGCGGCTTCAGCCGCTTCTGGTCTGTGATGCGGCAACGCGCGGGGATGGCGCTGATGTTCGGCAACATCGTAAACACCATCCAGCAGATTACCGGTTTCTTGCTGGCCGGGGTAAAAGTGAAAACCCGCTACATGACGGCGGCATCATTGGATTTTGTTTCCAACTACAAAGAGATGAAGCAGTCGGTGGCCGAGCTTTCGGAATTTATGCGCAGCCGTATGGGCAACGAAATCGCGGCAATGGATGACTTTATCCAAGAAACGCTGATTAATCCGAATTGGTTTCAGAAGGCGCAAAACTGGACTAACCGCAATGCCTACTTCCTGCAGCAGGCGATGGCCAACAGCATGGAGCCGATCATCTGGACGGCAGCCTACCGGCAAGCTTTGGAACAAGGGATGAGTGAAGCAGACGCGGCCTTCTTCGCTGACGGGGTAATCCGCCAAACACAAGGCTCCACTCTGCCGGAGGACATCAGCCGGGCAGAAGGCGGCACGGCCTTTGTGCGCCTGTTCACGCAGTTTATGGGCTACTTCAATATGCAGGCCAATCTATTGGGTAACGGCTTCGTGAAGCTGATGCGGCAAGGTGGTTTGCGCCAGAACAAGCTGGCGGCGGCGCACCTGTATATGATGGGCTACTTCCTGCCTGCGGCGGTGGCGGAGCTGATCGCCGCCGTCGGCTACGGCATGAAGGATGACGACGGCGACGGCTACGCCGACGAAATCTTGAAAACCGCGCTGTTAGACGGTCAGATAAAAAACGGGTTGGCTATGATTCCCGGCGTGGGGCAGGTAGGTACATTCCTGTACAACCGCTTCAACGGCAAGGCTTACGGCAGCCGCTTAGGTGGTGCGCCGGCCTTGAGTATGGCGGAAGCGGCTTTGCTTGCGCCGTGGTCTGTTGCCAAGGCGGTAGAGCCGGATGCCAACTACCGGCAGAAACGTAAAGGGGTGTATGACACGGCCACCTTAATCAGCATGACACTCGGCTTGCCTGTGCGAGGGGTGTTGAAAGCTGGGGAGCAAGCTGATGATTGGAGCGGGCTGGATATGTTCAGTGAAGAGCAGAACTAGCGGGTACACTTGATTTTTACCCTTCGGCGTTACCATAGACACGGTAACTCCGGAGGGTATTTTTTATGACGATTGAACGCGAAAGCCGGCGCAGTGATGTGTATTTAGGCGACGGCAGGAATACATCACTACCGTTCGGCTTTAAGGTATTTCTGCCGACCGAGATTGCAGTGGTGCTGAATGAAAATGGGGTGGAGCGCACCTTGTCGCACGGGCATGGCTGCACAGTGTCGTTGAACGCTGAGCAGGACGTGCAGCCGGGCGGCACCGTGCGGCTGGATACCCCATTGCCGCCCGGCAGCAAGGCGGTGGTATTGAGTAACGTGCGCCCCCTGCAGCAGGTGGACTTGACCAATCAGGGCGGCTTTTATCCCGACGTGCTGAATGCGGTGCACGACCGGCTGACCATGTTGGTACAACAGCTGATGGAGTTGCAGGCCCGTACGCCGCAAGTACCGGCCACCGACGACGCCACGGCGGAAGACTTGAGCCGGCAGATTTTGGAGTTGTCCCGCTCTATTCCCGGGATGCGGCGTTTGCTGCAAAGCGGCGACGTAGCGCGTTTGTTGGACATCCTGCGCCGCAACCCGCTTTTACGGGCGACCGAACTCAGTTCGGCAGTGGACAGCACCCGCGAAGACGTCGCCGCCACTTCCAAAGCAGTCAAGGCCGCCTACGGCAAGGCCAAAGCGGCAGAGGATTTGGCGGACGGCAAGGCCGATGCCAGCCACACGCACACCCATGCGCAAATCAGCGATTGGGATTCGGCGCTGGCGCAGTCGGTCTCTCAGGCTGTGGCTAATGCGTTCCCCGTCCAGAAGGCAGACAACGGCTACCTGAAATTGCCGAACGGGTTAATCCTCCAGTGGGGTAAGGTCAATACGACTTGGCCTGGAGAAGGTCCCTATGCCGTTACTCTCCCAGTCGCGTTCCCGCAGAAGTGTTTGAATACGCAGATAACCATATTAAGTGATGGCCGCAAAGGTTCGGTAAACCTAGACATAACCATCCCTGTCGGCACGATCAGGCCGGCCAGTTTTGATGCGTTATTTAACGGTCTCGGGTTCCCAGGCTCTACTGCTGCGGACTTAAAAGGTTTTTACTGGTTTGCCATCGGTTACTAGGGGAGATACACCATGCACTATTACTCAAAATCAACAGGCGGTTTTTACGACACCACCATTCATGCATCCATACCTGAAGATGCGGTGTGGATTACGGATGAGCAACACGCTGAACTGCTGGCCGGGCAGTCCAACGGCCAAGTGATTATGCCCGACAAAGACGGCAAGCCCGTGCTGGCTTCAAAAGCGCCCAGCCATCTGCACCAATGGAACAGCAAAGAGTGGGTGCTGGATAAGGCCGCTACCTCACAGTTGCTGGCCGAATCAATCGACAAAGGCACGGAGGCCATCAATGATGCGGTAGAGCAAGCCTACCACCACGTTACCCGTTTTGAAGCCGAATATAAGTTGCGCGAACAACAGGCGCGCGACTACAAGGCAGGCGGCTGTAAAGGCGAAGCACCGGAGCAGGTGGCCGCTTTTGCCAAGCCTGCCGGGAAAACCGCCTGCGAAGCGACCGACATCATCATCGCCCAAGCCGACAACTTGCGTATGGTGCTGGGCAAACTTGGAGTACTGCGGATGCGGAAGCTTGAACTGAAAGACCTAAAAACTGCTGCTGAGGTGGATAAAAGGACGGCAGAGATTTTGGCTGAAATCCAACCGATTGCCGACAAATTACAGGTGGTGGGCAAATGAAACCACGATACTACTTAGCCCTCTATAAAGGTTATCGCGACGGCCGCGGCTGGCGCGTATGGTGTGCCCGAACCACCGACTGGCTCACGCGCAAACTGACGCGCGGCCAGTATAGCCATGCCGAGATTGCCTACGGCCCGACCGAAGGCGGCGGGTACGACTGCATTTCTTCTTCTGTGAGAGACGGCGGCGTGCGCGCCAAAACCATGCCGCTGCCCACCGATAAGTGGGATCTAATCCCGCTGCCCGACAGCATCAATGAGCACGGCCGGCTCGACCGACTATACCGCAACACAGTGAGCCAGCCCTACGACTGGTTTGGCGCCGTCGGCGTGGTATTCAAAACCCGCCAGAGAGGCGACAAGTGGTTTTGCTCCGAGTGGTGTGCCGCCGCATTAGAGCTACCCGACTGCTGGCGCTGGTCGCCCAACGACCTCGCCGCCATCGCGCCCGCCCTGAAAAGAGGAGGAAACCATGCCACTTGAGACATCTGCCGCCGCTGGCGGCTACTTGGTCAATATCGGTGTAGTCGGCATCGCCGGCACATTGTTCGGCCTGCCGCTGGACGCGCTGATATTGGGCGGCCTGACGGGTGCGGTGGTGCAGGGTTTGCGCCCCGCATCCACCCGCCGTGCAGGCTTTTTTTCCATCATGCTGTCCATGCTGCTGGCGGGGGCAATCGCGCCCCTGTTGATGGGCTGGACGGCGAAACACATCGGCCTGTCGGACGGCGGCGCGGAACTGTTGCGCCCGCTATTGCCCGTCGCCATCGGTGGCGGCTGGCCGTGGCTGATGCCGCTGCTGCGCGATTACGTGCTGTCGTGGGTCAAGAAAAAAACGGAGGGATGAATATGTTTATGAGCAGTATCAACATACTCGCATCGTTGGCGATTATCGCCCATTGCGGCTGCCGCTTGAGTGTGCAGCAATGGAAGATGAAGCAGCCCGAGTTATGGATACACGCCCTGCTGCTGGCCGCATCCATAGGCGTGACCGCATCCAACCTGTCGGGGCAGACGCGCAACCCGCACGAGGTTTTTTTAAACGTAGGCATCGCATCCTACTTCATGGCGCAGACATGGCGACTGCGCCATCGGGACGCGAAAGATTGGTAACACTTTGGAGGATAAAGAAATGAACGAAAACCTGAAATTGGACGACGCGGGCTACGCGCTGATTAAAAAATGGGAGGGTGTGAAAACCCGCGCCTATTTGGATAGTGTGAAAATCCCAACCATTGGCATAGGTTTCATCCGCTACACGCTGGGCGAAAAGGCGGGTCAGAAGGTGCGAATGGGAGACACACTGACCGAAGCCGAAATCAAGGCCGAATTTCTCAATCAAGTCAAAACCTATGAAAACGGCGTGCGGCAGGCGGTGCGCACGGAACTGACACAGTCGCAGTTTAACGCCTGTGTTTCGCTGTGCTACAACATCGGCGTAGCCGCGTTTGCCAAGTCGTCTGTAGCCCGCCTGTTGAACGAACGCCGTTATCAGGCTGCCTGCAATGCGTTTGCCTTATGGAACAAAGCGGGCGGGCGCGTGGTGCAGGGTTTGGCCAACCGCCGTGCAGACGAACAGAAGGAGTTTTTCCGCAATGGTTGAACCGAGATATTGGAAACCCCTTGCCGCGCTGGCGGTGGTCGCCATGTTGTTTGGCGGATGGCATCTCGACCGCACCATGCAATACCGAAAGGGCAGGGCGGACGAAGCGGCCAAAATCAGCCTGATGCTGGCCGAAGCTGCCAACAAACAGGCGGCTGCCGCGCGGGAGAAAGAACGACGCGCCGCCGCCGAACTGGCCGAAAGGCAAGTTGAGTTAGAAAAGGAAAGACAAGATGCAAAGATTGCTGTGGATAATCTGCGCGGCGAGCTTGACCGCCTGCGCCAACACGCCGCCCGTCAAAGTGGCCGCCGAAACCTGCCCGCAACCGTTGCAACCGCCGCCGCACCTGATGGCGCGGAAAGTACCGAAGGCTGGGAGCTACTCGGACGCTGCGCTGCGGAATATGCGGGACTGGCAGAAACAGCCGACAGCCAAGCCGCCGATTTGAGGGAGTGGCAGGCATACGGCGGGGCGGTGTCAAAGTGAAATAAACAAAAGGCCGTCTGAAATTCAGGCGGCCTTTGTTGTGTTTGATTTTACAGTGG